ACGCATGGGCAATGCAGAGGAGCGTGCTTTTATTACTGGTGACGGCGTGGGTAAGCCCTTGGCCCTGCTGGATGACGCCTGTGCGCAGGTGGGCGTGACCGCCGCTGCTGTGGATGCGGTGACCTTCGATGAGATTTTCAAGCTGTATTACAGCCTCAAGTCCCCGTACCGTAAGAAAGCAGAGTTCCTGTGCAACGAGGCGATGGTGCTGCAGCTGATGACCATCAAGGACAATAACGGCAACTATATCTGGAAGCCGGGCCTGGACATCGGCAAGCCGGACACGCTCCTGAACCGCCCGCTGAAGACCTCCGCGTTCATGCCTGCGCTGGCGGCCGGCAATAAGGCCATGGCCTTTGGCGACTACAGCTACTACTGGATCGCGGACCGCCAGAACCGCACCTTCCGCCGCCTGAACGAGCTGTACGCCC